GTGGAGGTCATCGTGATGCAGGGCGACGAGAACAAGGTCAACGGCGTGCAGGGCTTCACTCCGACCGAGGAGCGCCCGGGTCTGCTGATCATCCTGGATGAGTGCAAGCTCGTGCTGGACAAGCAGAACAACCCGGAGTTCTGGGAGGAGACCCAGCGCCTGGTGGCCCGGATCGCGACGACCGGTAACAAGGCGGGGGTGGGCATCATCCTCGCAGGTCAGGAGGCGACACTGCCGACGTTCGGTGGTGGCGGCCAGTACCCGGCGGCGATCCGCAACAACATCAAGGGGGCGAACGGCGTGCTGCTCAAGAGCGAGGAGGCGGCAGGCGGCAACATCTTCGGCGTGCCCTCGGCCACCATGCGCTCAATCCCCTCGGGCGGTGGCTACGGCTTCGTGGCCGGTGGTGAGGGCTCGCGCAAGGCGATGATGCGCGGGTTCTACGACGACGACGAGACGACCAGCGGCAACATGGGCTCGATCTCCTGGCGCTCCGTCTCTCAGATGACCGCCCTTGATCTGAGCCCGGCCTACCGGGACCGCAAGTCGACGGCGGATGGTGACCTGGAGGAGGCCAAGCGGCGGGTCCAGAAGCGCCGCGAGCGGCACGAGGCGGCTCAGCGCGGGGAGCACGTGCCCGCTCCGGTCCGCGAACCGCAGAAGGGCGCTGAGGCGGTTGGCGGTAAGGCTTCTGCCTTCACCTCCTTCAGCCTGAACTCGACCTTCATCGGCCAGGCTCCGAAGGTGACTGGCACGGCGCAGCGAGTGCTTGAAGCAGTGAAGGCCGGGCGCACGTCCTGGAAGGAGATCGCCACCGAAGCGGGCATCGGCCGGGACATGGTCTTCAAGCACCTGAAGGACCTGCGCGACCATGGTCTGGTGGAGCAGGTCTCCCACGGCCAGTGGACCGTCAAGGGTCAGCGCGCCGCCTGACCTGAAACACGCGAAAGGCCCCGGACCACCACAGCCGGGGCCTTTCGCCGTTTCTGAGGTCCTCCTACTCGGCGACCTTCACCCACTTCTCGTCAAAGTCCGTGCCCTCGATCACCTGCACCCACATCCCCGTGCGCGACGTCCAGTCGCCGACATGCATGACTGCCGGTCCCGCGCCGTCACCGTTGTTCCAGAACACGGTGAGCACGTCGTCGACCTCTGACGTGAGCGTCACCGTCATGCTGGTGTTGTCGTTCCACCAGGTGAGCAGTTCGGCCGAATTGGTGCCGTCATACTGACGAAGCTCGATAGCCGGAAGTGCGTACATGGTCACTCCTTCTGTCAGGAAGCGCGAATCAGTTCGACAAGCAGCCACGTGTACCCAGACCCGGTAACGTTGGTGGTCTGCGAGACTGCGCCCGAGCTGTTGTGGTTGGCGCTCATCTCGAAATAGTCGGTCGTCCCGTTGGCGTCCGCGATCCATTCAGCGGTGCCACCGAACGTTGCGAGGTTGTTCGTGCCGTTCGGCTTGTGGTTTCCCGACGCCGTGAGTGCGGCACCGTTTTTCAAGAGCGTCATGGTGCAGGCTGTTAGGGTGTTGCTCGCGGCCCACGTTACGTGACCCTTGATGCGGTACCTTCCCGCGATATTCGGCGTGATCCGGCTGGTGTTCGTGCTCCCGTCGTGCCACCCCAGGTCGTCGTACTCCTCGACCGCAGTAGCAGTCGGAAACGTAAGGACTGTCGTGGTGTTGTTGGCGATGGTCTGCCCCGTTGTTGCCTGCCGCACCAGGGTCATGGGGCGAGCTGACGAGTAGCCCTCCAGCGTGGTGATGTCTGCGCTCTTCACGCGGGATCCAGCAGTGGCCATGATCAGGACCCCCAATAGGCGGGAACGTAGAGCCGGACCGAAGTACCGACTGCATGAGATTTCACCACGCCGTTGACCGAACGCGTTACCGAGAACGACTGCGGGCTCGTGGTACCGGTGATGTTGGTGACCGTCATTTGCTCTCCGCCCACCATGATGTCAAACGGGAAGTCCCCGGCGTCAGTGGTCCACCGGTCGATCGTGACGGGGGTGGTGCTGTTCAAAGCCACCGACAGGGTGCCATTCGACGAGTTGATAGCCGTGCCGACGGTGCTGCTTGCATGGTCGTACCGGGAGTAGCCGACCCGCGATTCGTAGTCGTACTTGCCGACGTTGTAGACGGTTGCCGGGGATGTGTTGAACGAGATCGTCCACAGGAACTTGCCCAGCTCCTCCCGGTAGCCCTGCACCAGCAGGTACACGTCGTCCGGCGGCAGCCACGCAGGCAGGTTCGCCAGGACCGCCGTGTCACCGATCTCCGCACCGATCAGGGATGCCAGCAGCGACGTATCGCCAGCAATAACGGTTCGGTGCAGCGCCACCGACAGCGACGGAAGCCGAGCCTCATCTGTGGATGCGACGTTGGCGACCCACTGGGCAATCGTCTCCAACCGGGTGTCGTCCTCGACGTTCAGCATCAGGTCCGTCTCATACCGGCCAATGCCGTTCGGCGGATCGAGCACCGACATCGAGCCGGAGGCAACCTCGTACCGACCTGATCCACCACCCGATCGGCGCACCGTAGCGTCGTTGATGACCCCTTGGTCGTCTTCGGTCGGGTCGACGTCGCCGACGAGGTGCTTCAGGTCGTACGTGACAGTGAAGTCCCGGCGGGCTTCCAGGTCGGCTCGGCAGGTGTAGGTCAAGGCGATGGCGTCGCGGGCCTCGGCAAGGATGCCCCGGTCGGCGTCCGCGCACTCGTACATCAGGTCGGTGACGGCCCGCAGTCCTTGCGGCCCCATCGCTTCAGAGTCGCCCTCGTTGCCCCGCACCTCCACGGGCAGGCCCACCTCTGCACCTAGGCGCATCAGGCGCTCGGCGGCCCGCTCACCGGTGTAGGCGTAGGAAGCCCCGGCAAGGTTGTAGTCAAGGAACCCGAGGTCCGTGGTAGCAAGCTGCACATGCCCAAACACGGCGTTGGTGAACGAGGCGGACGCCCCGGCCTGGATGTCGACCTTCGTGAACTGGCCTACCGACCCCGCGAACGTTCGCGCTCCGGTGGAGACGAACCCGCCTACGCCCGGTACGTCGTGCCAGCGGGCGATCCAGCTCACGTTGGAGCCGGACGTGGTCATGGTGATGTTCAGGCCGTGCGCCGACGCCGCCGGGGAGCCTGGTCCGCCCCATGTTACGTTCGATTGGTCGAGCTGCGCCCCACTGGCGTCGTAAAACGTGAACCGGTAGGTCGTGGCCCCCACTTCAACGGTGACGCGCTTAGCCGTTCCGGACCCCGACAGCGTGATCAACGTGGAGGCCGAACCGGGCAGCGACGGCAGCTTGAAGTACCACGAGAAGTAGGCCGTGCCCGTGGTGGCCGTGTTCTTTGGGGTCGCCAGAAACCGCCCTGTCGAACCGGTGAACGTGGCTACCGACTCAGCCCCGGGGATGTCTGCGGAGGAGGCTCCCAGCGTCGTGGCCGTCAATGTGCCTGCCGACGCGCCCGTGGTCGCAGAACTCGCCGTTGTTGCGTCCGATCCGTCTTCGAGGGGCCAGTAGCCGGAGAAGTCGCTGAGCGACAGCGCCCGATACAGGGCCGACTTGAGCGGCACTGCGCCCTGACCGAGACGCCGAAGCGCTCCGGAGACAACCGCCCGGACGTACACGTCGGTTCCGGACGGGTCCCAGCGCTGAGGCATCGACGACAGCTCACCCCAGAACCGGACGCGGTCCGAGGTGATCCGGTAGCGACCACCGACGTTCCATACGCGCAGGGTGTTGTCGGTCCATGTGGTTGTGCCCCACGTCTGCGCTGAGAAGTCGGCGTTCGCCACGACGGTGCCCGCGATGCCGTTGCGGAGCTGAAACTTGTAGATCTTGCCGAAGGCGGGGCGGTACCCGGCGAACACATAGCCCACATCATCACCGGTGGCCACGGTGAGCCGGGCCGTCGAGGCGTAGATCGACGTAGTCCCCGCCCCGACGACGTCAGTACCGATCTGCGTGTAGGTGCCGCCGATGGTGGTCGCCTGGTAGAACGCCGCTGTGCAGCCGCCTGCCCCGTTGTTGACGTCGAGGGTGACCTTGATGGACAGACGCCCCGACTTGTCGGCGATGGCAGCATTCGCGGAGAGCCCGCGCGCGGTGGCGTTCGTACCGGCTGTCGACCAGTACAGAACGAGCTTCCCCTCAGTGGTCAGCACTAGCACCCACGACCGCTGGTTTGTGGACGTGCCCCACTTCGCGGCCAGTACCACCGGTGCGTTGGGCTGCCAGGTGGGCATGTCGATGTCGATGCGGATCTCGATGTCGCCGGTCACGTCGAGGGCGGCCACATCCGGGCTATACACCCGGTCGTCGTCGGCGGGCACGTGATAGCCGATGCCCCGCAGGAACGTGTCTCCGGTACCGGCGGCGATCCGGACCTGCGTGTTGCGGGGCAGCAACCCGTAGTACGGCGACAGCGGGTTTCGGTTCGACAGGTATCCGTCACCGTTGTCAAGGGTCACGTCGGCGCGTTGGGCGGTGACACGACTCTGCTCGTTCGTCCGGCCTCGGGTGATGACGATGCCGGGTCGTCCGCCTTCGGCCCGTACGCGCGAGCTGAAGTCGGTCCACACGCCGTCGATGAGGGCTTCGAGGGTCGGGTTGTCGGTGGACGGGTAAGCCATCATGCGCTCCCGAGAACGGTCTGAACGTTGCCGCCACCGGCACGGACCTCGTACCGCAGCATCTCCATGATCGCCCGGCTGAGCCCGTCGAGGCGGCTCATGTCGGGGCTGACGACCAGCGTGTCACTGCCACCTCGGGATCCGCCGGACATCATGCGCTGGGTATCGGCGTTGGTGTGGACCTGCGTGCCCGGAGGCAGGCTCAGAAGCTCCGGACCGTGCTCCCCCACCAGAGTCATGCCCGACGACGTTGCGCCGTCCTGCGCGCCTCTCACGGCCCCCGTCGGGCCACCGTGGGCACGGCCGGTGCCGTACGGCAGCTGCTCCTTCGGTCCGCTGTAGTTCGTCACGTAGCTGGTGATGTATTTCTGCCGGTAGGTGCCCTCCCAGTCAGAGGCCGCCGACGCGGCCTGCCGCAGCTCCCGCTCCAAGTCGTTGATCTGCTTCTTGGTCAGCCCCGCATTGTCGAGAGCCTTGCGCATGGCCGGGGTGAGCCGCCCGTTGAAGCCACCCGCCGCGTCACCAACCTTGTCGTTCAGGCGGAACGCAGCCTGACCCAGGTCGGCCAGCGCGTCGCGCGCCTCGGCAGACTTCGGACCATGCTTGTCGAGTGCCTTGTTGTAGGCGCTCTGCGCTTCGGCGACCTCTTTCTGCGCATCGATCAGGCCGAACAGCGGGTCAGTCTGTGCCTGCATCTCATCGGAGAGCTTGCGCAGAGCGGTCCGCTGTTCCTCTGACGCGCGGGCAGCAGCCTTGGAAGCATCGGCAGCCTCGTATGTGCGGATCTTGTGCTTTGCCGTGGTCTTCTCCACCAGGCCCATGTCGACAGCCAGCTCGCCGATGCCCTCACCCAGCTCAGCAAAAGCTCCGACCAGCTCAGAGCAGACCTCCAGCAGGCCCTCGAAGATCTCAATGGTGGTGGTAGCAATGAACGACAGGGCGTCCACGGCAACAGCGAAGTTCTCGGCGTCATCGGAGAGGTCGGTGAAGGTCTCACCCACCTCGGACAGCGTGCTCTCAATCAGGCGACCGACAGACTCAAGGATCGGCCCGGCGTTTTCGACCGCGTCCTTCACCCCGCTGACGAGCTTCCTGATGCCATTCATAGCGCTGTCCAACAGTGGACCGACGAAGTTCGACGAGGTCGAGAAGATCGCCTTCAGGTCCGGCAGGATCGACTTGAAGCCGCCCTTGAGCTTGTCCAGCGACTGCAACGCCACCGGCACGAACGATGAGGCGGCATCTTTCAGGTCCTTGCCGATCTCTTCCTTCAGCGCGGTACCCGCAGCCTTGACTGCCGGATCGTTGGCCGCGATCTTCAGGCCGCCGAGGATGCCCGCCGCCCCGGCCCCGCCGATGATGGCGGCACCGACGGCGGATCCGAGGAGCGGAGCCATGGCAGCACCAGCAGCGATGCCGAACTGGCCGAACGCGGGGAGGGTTGCCTTCAGGCCGGACAGCATGCCGCCACTGAGGCCGTCACCGATCTTCGGACCGGCCTGCTTGACCTCCTTGTCGACATCCGCCGTGAAGGACTTGGCCTTGCTACGCGCTGAAGCAAAACCCTTGTCGGTCTCGTCCTCGGCGCGGACGTAGATCACGACCTCGTTATCCATCGCCCTTCACCCTCCTCTCGATCTCCTCGTACTGGAAGATCCGTGCGTCCTCAGCCATGAGCTGACTCGGCAGGCACTTGAACCGGTCGCAGAGGCGCAGAATCGTCAGCGCCTCCGCAACCTCCAGCGGTTCGGCTACTGGCTCTGCGAAGGGATCTCCGCGAGAGTCGAGCCATCGCTGGATTCGACGTCCAAAGGGGCGGTGACACCGGTTGCCGCCCGGTACCACTCCTTGATGATCGCCGCCATCACCGGCTCCTCCAGAGCCAGAAAGGACTCAGCTGCGACCGGCACGGCCAGGCCGTCCTCGTCTTCCCAGTTCCAGTGAGTGACGTGCTGAGCCAGGAGATCCGCGAGCAGTTTCGGGTCGTCGAAGTGCTCGCGGATCTCCATGACAGTGGCAACGGAGGTGGCCCGGATGTTGATCTCCAGGCCCTCCAGTACCGACCCCTCGAACAGGAGCGTGTAGCTGCGGTTCAGTCGGAATCCCATCCTGATCTCTCCTTGGTGGTGGTGATGGGGTGAAGCCCGGTCAGGACCAGGCGGGGACGATGCCGTTGGCCAGCACAAACGGGGCTGACCACAGGAACTCGCCGGTCTGCTGACGGTTGAGCTGGTAGTCGGTCACGTGGATGGTCGGCGTGTTGGTGACGCCCAGGCTGTTGCCGGACACGGTGTACAGGAACTCCCGACCTGCGGTCATGGTCGGAACGCTCTTGAGCACGTCGTGGACGTTGTTCGTGGCGTCGTCGAACACGCCGGACATGGTGCCCGACAGATCCGCGAGCAGCAGCAGCCGCTCATACGCCGACTGGTCGATACCGGTGGCGTCCTGCACGCCACGCGGCATGGCGATCTGAAGCGACGTGGTGGCCCGGCGGATGTCCCGCAGGGTGCCACCGGAGTCGTCGACAGACCATGCGGTCCAGCCGAGGCCGGTCTCCTTCGCCATGATCTTCTCCTCTACCCTTGCTGGGCCGCGCTGGTCAGCACGTCCAGGTTCTCTGCCATCCGCTCCACGAACTCGCCGGGACGGACGTTCTTGTCGACGCGGCCGGTCGGATTGCCCCGCCAGTCGCCGTCACGGACCACGTAGATCTCCGGCCTGCCCACCGGCACCTTGTGTGGGGCCTGAAAGCACCGCTGCCCGGCAGGGAAGCTGAAGGCGTGGACCGTGCCTGCCAGCGCCACCGTGAAGCGGCGACCGGAAGATCGAACTGCTGCAATCCATCGTCGGCCCTCCGGCGTGGCCGAGTCCAGCTGCGACACCCAGCCCGCCAGGTAATGCTGGCATTCGACCTCCTTGCAGGTGGCGTCGCGATAATGCGTCCTCACCGGCTGGTGCACCTCGAACGACCGGTAGGCGTCCGGGCGCAGTTTCGGAGCGACCCGCATGCCGGTCATCCCGTTGGGCAGCTTCGAGGGAACGGTGAATTCCATCGGGGCCTCCTAGAAGTTGACGGTGTACGGGTTGACGACAACTGCCAGGGCGTACGTGCACGACGAGAACGTCCCGGACGCACTGACACGCAGGTAGCGCTCGATCGAGGCGTTACGGGCTGTCTGAAGCCGCTCCCACGCCGGAGCCGCCGTGACCGCCGTGAACGTGGCCCCGGTGACAGCGGAGAATGCGTCACCCGCACCGTTGTCCGACGACGACTGAACCGAGAACGTCACCGACGTGCCCGTGAACGCCGACACCATCAGGTACGCCTGCAACCCAAACGACGATGCGGCCCCCAGGTCGAGGCTCGTCTGCCCGCCAGCCCCGGTGATGGTCTGCACGCCGACCGACAGCAGCGTCCCCCACTCCAGCCCGTACGCGTTGGCCACGGCCGAGGAGGCAAACGTGTAGCCCCCGTCCTGGGTGCGGTTGCCGTCGTAGGACACCTGCTTGGCGACCATGCACGCCGCCATGGTGCCCTGCACGGTGCGCCGGTGCAGGTACATGATCGCGGTGTCCGTCCGGGGCAGCGCGGCCAGGATCGGATGCGCTCGCGCCGGGTTGAAAAGCGCTGCGAAGTCGATAGCGCCGTCCTTCAGCGCCAGGGCTCGCTCCGGAGCCTCCTGGGTGATGTCGGTCAGATCCAGCACCGAACGCGGCGACGCGATCCGGGTCACCGCCTGGATGTCGCCGGACAACTCCGTCCCGCCGACGAGGAAACCCGCGCCGAGACCGGTCTGCTTGCTCATGTCATGCCCCCTGGCCCCAGGCGTCGTTGATGATGATCGGGATGATGTTGTCGCAGACTCGGAAGACCTGCTTGTCGATGGTCACGTAGCCGGTCCGCATCGACAGCGGGTTGCCGTGAGCACCGAGCACATCCACATTGCGTGCCGTCCCGCCTAGGTCGAAGTCGCCGGTGTAGGCGGAGAACAGCATGTCCGTGGCCTCGGCCAACGCCGGGTCGATCAGGTCCTCGGGCTCGCTGAGGAACGGCTTGTAGATGCGGCCGGTCAGTTCCAGGCGGGCGCTTGTCGAGTCCAGACCCGAGGCGGCACGCGCCGGTCCGAGAGCAGTCATGAAGACGGCGAAGGTCAGCCCCTTGCCGGGCGCGGACTTCGGCTCGTGACCCTGCACCGCGTCGAAGTAGCCGAGTGACGAGGCGTGGGTGGTGACCGCGTTGATCAGGTCGTTGATTCCGATGCTCATCCCATCCTCCTCACGTAGTCGTCAACGATGGGCTGCGCGATGGTCTTAGCGCGATCTTGGAGCACCTGGGTGGCCCGGCGGAACGTTGCGTACCCCTTGAATCGGGTCTCCCGGTTACGCCGCCCCGTGCCTTCTAGCCATGACCCGTAGACGATCCCAGTGTCGGTGACCTTCATGTCGCCGCCCTCGGGTTGCGAGGTGATGGCCGACTCGTACCGGCCGGTCGGGTTCCGCAGTACCTGGTGCAGGATCCCGCCGACAACACCCACGCCGACTTCCGCTATCTCCTTCTCGATCGCCCCGCACATCTGCGTCACCAGCGTGTCGGCGGTGCCGTTGAAGAACGGCCCCTTCACCTCGCTCATCAGACCGCACCCTTGCGAACCTGCTGACCGTAAGCCGACAGAGCGGCCTTCTCCAGCGCCCTGATGCCGCGACCGCTGGACTCTCGGGCGTTCTCGCCCTCGCCGACGGTGCGCGCATATCCGGACTGCCGCTGGAGCAGCGTATTGATGGCGTAGGCAAGGTTCAGCTCGGCGGCCAGGGCGGGCGGCTGCCACACGTAGATCGGCGCAGAAGTCAGGTGCGTCGCCGCCGTGGTTCCGAGCGCCCCACGCTGGACGGTGAGCGTCCTGGAGGCGTAGATGGTGGCAGAGGTGTGGGCGGCCAGGACGGAGCCGTCTACGGCCCGCTGAACGGTCAGTGTGTTACCTGCGACGTCCGTGACGAGAACCCGCTCGGACTCCAGTAGCAGGGTCTCTCCGGCTGCGAACACCGAACCGTCAGCAACGGCAAGAGAGCGGGCGTTCTGCTGGGCGGCCAGCGAGCCCGTCTGCGCGGTGCTCAGCCACGAGCGGTTCGTCACGATCATCCGCTCGTCGTCGATGCGCAGCACCGAACCGACTCCGACGTACGGTGCGGCCGAGATGTCGACTCCGGTCTCAGAGGCGTCCAGCGCCTCAACGCTGGTGCCGGAAGGCAGCTCGTCGTTCGTCCAGCCCCACAGGCCGGTGATTGCTGCGGTCAGCTGGTCGTCGCCGTCCGAAGGCCAGGTGTTGAGCGTCGCCTGGTTCATTTCGATGCGCCAGTACGGCGGACCCGCATCCGGATACAGGTAGTAGTCTCCCGCGTCCACAGTCTCGCCGCCGGTCACCACGGTGGTGTCGGAGATGAGCAGCTGCTCGCCGAAGTAGATGCGCGTCAGGTTGGCGTACGAGCCGGGCACGTCGAAGCGGCGGGTGCCAGTCCACGGTTCGAGGCGACGGTGAAGCAGCCGGTCGACGTCACGGGCTCCGGCCTCAATGGCGCGGTCAATGTCACGCGCGGCGTGCGCAGACGCCTTGATGTCCTGCGCGGACATGACGTCCTCGCGGGTGGTGTACCAGGTGCCCATGGCTCCTCGGTTGCTTTCTACGGGATACCGGCGGCTCTTCAGCTGTTGATCAAAGGGTACGGCACCCGTAGCTGAGGACCTATCAGCCCTCACTCACGGGTGCCGCAACGCCTGTTACTTGGTAGCCGTCGAACGAGCAGTACCGGACGCCTTCCGGCCCTTCGCGGAGGGGTTCTCCGCACTCGGGGCAGGCGACTCGTCGCTCTCGGGCTTCAGCTCGGAATCGCTGCTGCTGTCGGATGATCCCGAAGAGGTCTTCCCAGGCCACTGCTCGCCTCCGGTCCCGGCCTGCTTCTCCTCGGCCGTCTTCGGGTCCCACGGATCCTGGGATGGCTTGTGCTCGTGGGGGTTGAAGCCGTAGGAGTCGGCCACGCGTGCGGTGTTCATGAAGCCTCCAGCTGTCACGGGGCGGTCCCGACGTGGAGACCGCCCCTACTCGGATCAGGCAGCCGTGACCGTCGCGCCCGCGTCGAGCGGGATGTAGGTCAACGTCCACTTGATGGTGCCGGTCGCAGCCGACCCGGAGGTGACCAGATCGATGGTCCCGACCTGAGCGACATACCCAGTGGGGGCGATGGCATTCCCAGCACCGGCGTTCGCGACGACCAGTGCACCACCGGCAGTAGCGGCGAGGCTGAGGACCGCACCAGCCTCCTTGGAGGCCGTAGAAACGGCGGTCGTCCAGTCCACGTCGGTGCCGGAGGTCGGGTTGCCGGTGACCTTCAGCGTGTTGGTCGTGGCCGGGGTGGCAACGACAACCTCTCCGATGAGCGAGGTGACGAGCACCTTGCCGCCGGAAACGGTGAAGATCGCCGCCTGCGCAGTCTGCGGCTGGAGGGCCGCCGCCCGGTCAACGGACTTGCCGAGGATGAAGGCCTTGTACGAGGCCCCGGAAATCAGGGTCGTCATGATCAGGCCCCCAGAGCGGGCAGGTTTGCCGGAGCGCGCCGGACCTTCAGGTCGTGCACGATGGCGAACACCAGGCCGGAGCCGCCGACCGAGACCTTCAGGTAAGCCGCCGGGTCAGTGAGCTGGCTCTGGCCGACGGTGAAGGCGACCGAGCCGGATGCGATGGTCACCGCGTTGCTCGCCGCCTGCGTGGCCGCGACCCAGGCCGCCGTGCCGTTGGTGGCGGTGTTGGTGTACTTGCGGGTGATGATGTTGCCCGGGGTGGCATACGAACCCGCAAACGAGCTGGCCACCGTCAGGGTGAACGTGTCGTTGCCGGTGCAGACGAACGTCACGGCGGACGCACCCTTGAGGCTGATGCCCTGACCAGCCGCGATCGGGACCACGTTGAAGACGCGCCCGAGGCCTTCCATGTAGCTCATCGCTACTCCTGTCATCGACTGCTGTGCTCCTCGGGGGCGTCACTGCCCGAGGCCATCTCACGCGAGATGTCGTGCCCCGCCGCCGATCTGTGAGCGCACGGCGGGGCTCCCCTGGGGAGGGGTTGGATCAGGTGCGGGTGCTCGACAGCTGGACGAACGGGCTCAGGGTCGGGCCGGAGTTCGCCGGAGTGATCGCGCTCTGGATCCACGGGCGGCCGTCGACCCGCTGCATGATCCGGTACGCAATCTTGTCGTTGCCGAACTTGTAGTGCTCGGACGCCGACATCTGCCACATCTGCCGGTCGCCGACCAGGTAGTACGACAGGTCCACGAAGGACAGGTCGCCGGTCGTGCCGAGCTGCGGGGTCGCGCCGGTGAAGTAGACCGGGCGGCCCAGGATGCGCGCGGGCGGACCCTCCTGGCCGTT